CTCCTTTGCAGGGAATGGGATATCCGCCCCCCCAACTTTCGTTGAGATTCTCGGGTCCCATTGGACTCAACAGTCCGACATTATTTTTTCGGGTCTCCCTAACGTAAAATACATTAGGGACCCCCTATGAGCTTCCTTAGTAACCCAGTTGATATCTGAGTTCTCTCCCTGACAGGAGAGGTCTTAGACTACAAACTCCAATCTACACTGAACGGGCAAGGCCCACCAAAGCGACCACCCAATAATGGCTTCCGTATTACTATCACTAGCTACATCTACTGCTTAAGCAGGAACTAAACTCCCGTTCACCTACTAAGAGGAGTGGAGGACGTGGATTAATGACTTCACTAACCGGATCAACTTACCTTCCTTTGACCGAAACCTTGTTTCCTTGGTTCGGGCATCGAAAGGAAGAAACTCCTTCAACGATGCCAACTCATCACTTACCGCCCGCCCCTCCTGCATAAACGATACGATATCATCCATGCATTCATGGTTCCCCTTCACCATCTCCTTAGCGATCGGATCCAGTTGGACCACCGGCTCACTTCTTCGCCCTAAATCATCCAAGGACTTCAAGACCGCGACATACAACCTACGGGATCGAACCCTTTCGATCATTTCGGCTATAGAGATCGTCACCCTATCTCGAATACATTGGTATACGGTATAAGGATCGCGATTCTCAGAGTTCAATGACACCAATTCATCTCCCTCCGAGACACCACCGACCCGGAAGACACCCCTGGATTTTTTAGGACCAACAGCAACCCTAGGATTATCCTACGGCATGCAACACACTAGAAAGTTCAGGCTCCCAAACCATCCCCAGTTTCCAAACGAGCTAAGCCATTATGGGAAGGATTTCCCTAAGGCGAAATCTAGTAAAGAAACTGGAGGCGTGTCCTTTCCCCTATGAAAGAACCGTCTAGCGAATTCACAACTACCTCGACCCCCGAGGGTCTTAGCAATTGAGATCCGGACCCCCAAACTCGTTCATATGTCCCTATACCGCAAGGCTACGAGGCGGTTTACAATCACCACATCGTCCCCTAGAATGGCATAAGCCGTGAACCAACCAGTCTTCCCTACCTCTCGCGCAGCACACCCGGACCGGAAATACTCCACCTTCAAAGTGTCACGTCAACTTCTGACCTGGGGAAATTAAACATCCCAAGCCATCAATTGCCGAAAGACTCTGAGTACCCAGATACGTGTCTAACCTCACGGGACGATCCCTACTGGGGCTATAATCGTACCCACGCTAAACTCCCCCTTCGAATCCAGGGCCCTCGGCTCAAACCGAATTCTACAGCGGTGCTCAACGGGAGTAATTCTCGGCGACCCGGATTACGTTCGACTAACCACTGACCCTCCCTAAGTCTCACAATGCCACGCGAAATGATAAAGTATCTTCACCCATGACGGCCAGGAAGCCCCACCCACTAAATCAAGAAACCTAAAGGTAGTTTCAAGGTTAGTGGGTGACCAGCTTTTACACTGTTCTGCCAACTAAGTATAACTTAGCACTTCAGTTTCCCTTTTGGGGACTGCAGGCACCTTATCCAAGGACGGGGCAACCGCCGTGGTTGCCTGATCCTACACCTTTTGCTAACTAGATCCCCGGGATCCTCTTATCTTCATCCTAACCCCCCGTACTGTCCTCTCCGTATAACGGAGAGCGTCGTGAGACGCTAGGCCCCCAATCGTTCCGGATTTTCCCTTTCCACAAGACCCCGTTCTTGTGTTTCACCCCTTAAACTAAGGGGGTCTTCTAGTTACAAGGGTGCCGACCAGGTACCACTATCGCCGCCAGTGAGAGGCTGTCTTTGCTCCTTTAAAAAGAGCTCGTAGGTGGGAAATACCCACCTCCAGCATGACTGGCGGTATGGATATATTACCTGAGGTCACGAGACCATGCTCGTCCCCTCAAATGGACCAGACTCAACATCCGATACTACATCTGAGTAGAACAAGCAGATCCCGCAGAGCGGGATTTTGCTCTCAGGGAGTTCATCTCCCTG